ATCCATACTCTTCAAACCACTAGCCCAAGACATACCTGCACTGGCTCCTTGGAATCCTGCAGTTAACAATGCAAGTCCTGTATTCTTTGCTATTTTTGGTTGATCTATTTTCTTAACAGGATCTATATATGTTTGCTTGATATAAGGATTCAATACTGCCAGCCTACTTGCTCTTCTAATGTTTGCACTTTCTTTATCAGTTGATCCTTGATAACCAACGAACGCAAGATTCCTATTAGATTGCCAATCGTATTGAGCGAATTGACTATCAACATCAGATAATAAATTAACTATATTTAATCCTCCTTTACCTGTCGCTAATATTTCTCCTTTAGTTCTTGTTGCTTCAAGTTTCTTTTCTCTTTTCTTAAAGGCTGCTTCTTCTTGTGCCTGTGCAATTTGAATATTAATACTACTAATTTCTTTTTCTGCTGCTCTATTCGCTAAGAACTCACTTGTTTCATTTGCTAATTGTGTCGAATCATATTGTTGTTGTTGATTGAATCTCTGTGCTTCTACTTGTAATTTATCTCTCTCAAATTGTGCTCGTTGATTTTGATTAGCTACTTCAATAGCTTCATTCTGAGCAGCAATCATCTGTTGGTTTTGGATAAATCCAAGACCACCAGCGATAATACCAATGACAATAGGAGGAACGCACATAGTTAAATTTTCACAAACTCATAAAACATTCGACTCTCTGGCCCCCAGTGTAGATGTTTTTTGATAAAGGTAAAACCTAACCATCCAATCCATTTTACATGAACTTCATTCCGAGCATCAACTAGGTTGAATAGTAAAGGATATAGCTTCTGCATTTCAGCTAATGTTTTTTTTGAGCTTCTTAAGAACCATCTTTTATCTATAGGATCATCAAACATTGATTGACATCCTAGTAACCAAATACGACCTCCGTCTTTACCTTCTGGAACGACACCTCCCATTGACATGAGATGACCATGACGACTAACAGTTGTTAGACAGGGCTTAGACATGAAATAACAATACAGCAGACAACCTTCAGGGCAATCACCATTCATTGCTTTCAATTCATTAACATCTTCTTCTCTCATGTTTTTTGCTACTACAGCAATATCTGAAAGAACAGAAGGTCTAAGGATTGCCACTGTTAAATTCTCCTTGCTCTCTCTTGTAGCCAGCCTTCCCACTCAGCTGATTGAAAGATACAAGGTAGTGGACTATTACTAAACAACTCAATCTTTAGATCAATATTCCTAGTCATAACAGGGACTCTGAAACTTTCTTTTGGTATTCCAACTTTACCTAATACACTTTGTCCAACTTGGAAACCATTGAAAGGATAAGTAGAAGTAGCTCTTCCGTATGGAGTAACTTTTAATTCAAAAGCAGAAGTCTTATCAAAGACAACAGACCATTTCCTTATTCCTAAATATGGAGAAGGTGAAACAGAAATAGTTCCTGATTCATCTTGAGCTTTTAAATAAGGAGTGCTGAACTCATAAGTCATATCGTATGGCTCACCTATAAAGAAAGGTGTTGTACTTACATCTCCATCAACAGTAATAGTTCCATTATTAGAAGCATCTCCTACTGTTTCAGCTGTAGGTGTCAGAACAGATCCATGCTTTAGTTTGATTAAGCCTCTGAATTTATAAGTATTAGTAGCAGCTTGCTTTGTAAAAGAGATACCTTCATTAGCTTGGATCGTCTTGCTATGTAAGTAGGAAGGGAAGTCAGTAATAGTAACTGTTGCATTACCTGTCGTCTTACCTGTAGTTGATCCTCCTGAACTGCTGATAACTAATCCTTCTGCATTAACAATAGTGATGACTGCATTAGTAGAAGGTTGTGATGTAGGGAAACTATTGATGTCTGCATAGTTTGTTCCACCTACTGTTAAAGGTCTGCCTACTAATTTTGTTACACCTGTATTAGCTAATGGATAGGGCAAGGTAATTGTAGTTTGAGCATTTAATCCACCTGAGTTAGTAACACTAAAAGTACAATTAGCTTCTGTTGTTTTTCTATCTACTAAGACTTCGACATCTGTTCCAGTATCAACAGTCTCTGGTCTTAATGATGCTTTCTCTAGATAAACACCATCAGCATATTCAGTAATAATATAAAGATCACTGTCTAAGATCGTAGCTGAGAGAATGGATTTGCTTCCTTTTATTTCCCAGTAAGACCATGCAGATTGAAGCTTAACATCATCTTGAAATAGAAACTTATAAATATATAAACGTGTTGGTTCATCCTTACTAATGAGTACTATTGTTTCTTCTGAAACTGATGCTGCTATTGCTACTAGATTCTTAGGAATATATCTAGGTACTGAAGCTGTTACTTCTGTTGAAAGAGGAGTTGAACCTGTTACGTCTGCAATGTAGAACTCACGCAATCCACTGAAATCTCCTTTGTTAACAGCAAAGAAAATAGTACGACCTACACCAATAGGATCAACTGATTCATTTGAATCGTACTTTGTCATCGCTGTTATAGTTGCTGTTGCTGGTGTCAGTGGTGCTCCTATTCCTGATGCACCTGTATCTAATCTGAACTGACCACTCTTACTAAATAGAAGAAGCGTATTTGAAAACGCCATACTTGAAGTTAGGAAGTTAATATCAGTACCACCTGTACTTATAAAAATAGGATCACTATCTACAACTGTTTGAACAGTCTCAGGCCAGAATCTTGTGTAGTCGTCAGCTGCTGATAAGCAAGCATATTCATCCGACAGCATTACTAATCTATTTCTAAATACGTTTAGATTTTTTATAGTTTCTCCAACGAAGGGAGGATTAGCAGCACTATCCGCATCACCTGCAATTCTATTCCCCCATGTTTGTCTCTTAAATGTAAAAGTTCCATTGGCATTTCTTATTAATACATGAGGCATCTTGGTTGCCTTTAATTTGTATTCAATGCCAGGAGCAACAGTCTCTCTCCATACACCTTTACCTGATGTAGTTCCATCTGTAGTTTCAAACTTTACATAGTAATCATCTAATGCTGTTGCAGTAGAGCCAATGATTTTTATAATTTGTCCATTGATTCCTTTGACTGGTAATTGTTGTATTGCTTCTACTTCTCCTTTAATTCCAACTATAAACATATCGGCTAATGTATCACTAACTTTTATAGTGAAATCTCCTCCATCATCTTTAACTATTTTAAGTAAGTAATCTTCTATTGTTGTTGCTGTATATTCTGGGCCAAGAACACTATCATTATTAATTAGATCTCTCAATCCATCGCAAACACTTTTGTTACTAGGAGCACTATTTGATGAACCTGATCCAATAATAGGTGTAGTAAATTCTTCTTTTGTTTCAGCGTGATCTGTAGCATTTAATGTAACTGTATAACTTACGTTGTAATCAGCTTGTCTAATGAAAACCAATCCAGTCGCTTGAGTATAAGCAGGAGAAGTAGTTGATTCCATTTCAACTACAGTTTCTCTATTAGTTATAAATGTATTATCTGCAATACTTGCCAGCCTAAATGTATTAGCAGGTTCAGAAGTATTAGCAATATCTAAATACGACTGACAGCTAGTACCACCACTAGATACTTCATTTCCATTGCCATCATATTGTTGGTAAGTAACTGTCTGAGCGACACCTGCAAGACTAAATACTTTTATATCTCCATCAGTTATGTAAACCATATATTGAACATTTCCATCACGATCAACAATATGGGTAAAAGGTCTAGTACTTCCTGCACTACCAGTAAACAATCTATTCTGATGATAGAAAGGAGGTCGTTTCTTTAATCCTTCAACAGAGCTAGAGATACAGTTAACAACTGATTCAGCTTGAGAGGCAAGTCTTAAAGCTGATGGCTGTTGACTAACACCATTGATTAAGTTTGGGATTGACTTACTGACAAGTGGCATAGTTACCTTCTAAGAGCACGACTAGGACGATAGGTAGAGAAGTGACCAGTGTGATTTGTATTTCCTCGTAGCATACTGTGCTCATCTGTTGTTGTTTCTTCTTCTAAGAATTGACTTCGTGCTTCTAGTTCAGCAGTAATATTAATCTTTGCATAGTCTTCACTACCTACAACTGCTTCTTGTAATTGTCTGCCAGCTCTAACCATGATGTATCTTCTTGCATATTCAGGTAGCTCCAAC